GAGGATTGCGGCCGTCTCGGAGGGGTGGAGGGGCCTGACGATGGGGGTGTTGCAGTTGGCGCAGTCGGTGCCGTTGGGCTGCAGGAGGACGTTGGTCTGGCAGCGGGGGCAGTAGCTCTGCGGCATCAGGCGAGATCCTTCTCTTCGCTCAGGATGATGACTGCGGTCATCAGTTCGTCCAGGCCTGGTCGTCTATCCCGCTGAGCATGGAGATTGAGAGCGTGGACTTCAGGACGGTGGAGACGTAGGCCTTGATGCGGTCACGGGTGGCGTCTTTCGTCTCCAGGGATTCGGCGACCTTCTCGGGGGTGAAGGGTGTGCCGGCGCTGATGCCGTGGAAGCCGTCCTCGGCGAATCGGATGCAGAAGATGGTCTCGGTGTCGTCGCCGGTCTTGGCGGAGTAGACGCCGGAGGAGACGTCCTCGGTGATGGTGAGGAAGTCGTTGATGACGATGGGGATTTCGGAGTAGTGGAGGATGGGACGGTTGATGGAGCCGGCCTGCGAGAGCGCGAGGTCCCATCCCTGGGAGCGGGCGAGCTTGCGGATTCCCCGGCGGGCGCGGCGGCCCATCATGAGGACGGTGGGCTTCGGCTTGCAGAGATCGATGGCCTGGTCGAGCTTCTCGAAGGTGCCCGGCCCGCCGGCGGTGGCGGCGCCCGCGGCGACCTTCTGGCCGGTGGCCATGAGGGCGTGAAGGCCGTCGAACTCCTTGGGGTCGACGCTGTCGTCGCCGTAGATGAGCTTGTCCTGGAAGGTGCGGGCGACGCTCTTTGCCGTGAAGGCGAGGACCTCGGCGTGGAGGTCGGTGAACTTACTGCGGGTGAGCTGGAGGAACTTGTCCACGTCGGCGTCGCGGCCGAGGATTTTGAGGGCCGCTGTGTGCTGAGTGACTACGGGAGTCCCCTCGGTCCAGGTGCCGCCCGGGTTGTAGAACTCGCCGCCCGGGAGGGTTGACTCGCGGAGGTACTGGAGGCTGTTGCCCAGAATTTGGGTGAAGGTCAAGAAGTTGAAGATGGGCGAGTCCTCGATGATCTCCTCAACGAGGCCGCGGTACACGTCGTTGGTGTTGTAGAGGTCGGCCTGGGCGATGGTCTCGAGGGCCATGGGTTACGTTCCTTGCGCTTCGCGCTCCAGGGCGCGGGCGATGCGGGCGACGCCGCGTACGTGCTCGGGGATGGGTTCGGGGGTGCGGACCGTGCCGGCGCCGGCGGGTGTGACGACGGTGGCGGCAGCGCCGTTGGCGATCTGCTCCCTGACGTGCTGGGCGGTGGCCTGGTGGGCCTGGACGTTGGCGATGAGGGTGTCGAGGTCGGGGGCTTCGAAGACGGTCTCAGGGAGCGTGGGGTTGGCGGCGCGGAGGGCGGCCTGGGTGGTGGCGAAGGCCTTGGCGACGCTGCCCGTGGCGGCCTCTACCTGGGCCTGGAGGCGGGCGAGCTCGGCGGCGCCGTTGGCGTCGGCGGCGGCGGCGGCCTGTGCGGCGGTGGCCTGGGCTGCGGCGGCGATCGCGGCGGCGTTGGGGTCGGGGTTGCCTTCTGCCATGTCGGGAGAATTCTAGGGCGGAGTGGCCGGAGTTGCAACTGCGGCTATCTGACGGCGCTCCTCAAGCCAGCGCTGGAGCTCCGCGTCGGGGTCGGCGACGCCCAGCGTGGCCATGCTGCTGCGGAGGCTGCTGAGGCTGGCGGTGACCTGGGCGATCTCGTCCTCCACCTGGCGGCTGCGGTCCTGCGGCGTGGCGGGCTCCCAGTTGACGACGATGCGGCCGGCGTCGGTGTGGGCGCTGCCGGTGTAGAGGTCGTGGAGGCGGAGAGCGACGGCGGCGCGGGTGCGGTAGGCGTCGCTGCGGGTCAGGCGCTTGCGGGCGACCTTCTGGAGCAGGGGTTCAAGCTCAACCTGTAGGGCGACGCCGGAGAGATCGCGATCAGTGGAGCCGAAGGCGGTGCGGGGCGTCTCGCTGATGTCGTGGAGGGCGCGGCGGACCTGTTCGAGGTAGTCAAGGTGGATGCGGACGCCGCCGTGCTCCAGGAGGTCCAGGAGGTAGGCCTTGGCGCCTTCGGGGAGCTCCCACATGGCGCCGGGAAAGGTCTCGATGTTGGAGGCCTGCTCGACGTTCTCCAGGACGGTGATAGGGTTTCCCGACAGCTCCATGATGTTGGAGATCCGCGAGTACTCGGCGTTCAGCTCCTTCGCCACGTCCTGGAGGGGCGTGACGTCGCTCTCACCCCACCACTGCTTAGGGACCTGCTGGTTGGGGAAGATGACGAAGGGGATCAGGCCGTAGGGGTTGGCGAGGGAGAGCCTGGGCGCGGGGTAGTCGTCGATGTAGATGTCCAGGGTGGCGTCCGTCCAGTCTTCGATGACCCAGGTGGGGTCCGTTTGTGGGGCGATGCCCCACGTGGCGAAGCAGTCGGCGGCGGGGAGCTGGTAGCGGTGGGCGACGCGGCGGAAACGGGTGGTGTCGGTGGGATGGGGCCAGGGGAAGAGGCCGGCGACGTCGGGGGCGGTGATGGCGACGCGGGCCTCGGTGGGATCCCAGGTGACCTTGTAGGCGCCGTCACCGAGGACAGCGGCGTCGATTTCGGTGGCCTGGTCAAGGCGGGGCAGCGAGTTGTTGTCGGCGATCTCCTGGAGGACGGTCTCGGCGGCGGCCGCGGCCTGGGTGTGCTCGTCGGAGTCGCTGTGGGGCTGGATGGAGGCGGTGGCGCCCTTGAGGACGTAGGAGGCGGTCTTCTGGACGATGGCGCGGACGTAGTTGACGGTGAGACGGCGCAGGCGGGTGGTGGAGCGGACGCCTGGCCACTGAGTGCCCGTGTAGAAGGCGAGGGCGGCCCGGTAGGCGGCCAGGCGGGGCCTGTCGCGGAGGTGGAGGAGGATGGGCAGGGGTTGTGGTGGCGATGCGCCGTTGCGCGGTGTGGTGGTGTACGGTTGCATCAGATTCGCTCCCTGTGGGGGATTCTACCACGGGCGGCGCGCTGTTTCAGGGTGGAGGCGGCCTGGACGGCGAGGGCGAGCGAGACGACGTAGTCGTCGTGGCCGTCGGCGGGGTCCACCTGCCAGGCGACGGTGCGGTTGGGGCGGTACTCGGCCCGGCACAGGCGGAGCTGGCGGGTCGCCTCCTGGTGCTCCGGTGTGCCGTCGGCGGCCCACATCTTGAGGCGGGCGGTGTTGGCCGAGGCCTGGAGGGCGTAGCCGAGGTGGGACTTGCTCTGCTGGGTGAAGCGGTAGGCGGTGACCTTCGATGCGCCCATGGTGCGGGCCAGGAGGATAGCGGCCGCCTCACCGGCGGCGGTGGCGTCGACGGCGACGTGGCGGATGCGCCAGTGGTGTTTGAGGAGGGTGGAGACCTGGGCGTAGAGGGCGTCGTGGCCGGTGCCCTGCCAGTCGTAGAGGGCGACGATGTCCAGCTTGGGCGGTAGGTGCTTCTCGTGGGGTTCGGGGAGCGTGACCCGGCCGACGGTGAGGATGTTGTGGTCGCGGTCCCTGACCTTGAGCTCGGCGGTGTCTTCGCCGGCGATATCGAGGCCGGCCACGTACAGCAGGCCCGCTATGGGGTGGTGTTCGCGCTGGTGGAGGCCGACGATGTTGGCGAGCTGGAGGGGCGACAGGAGCCGCCCTTTGCCAGGGATGGTTGACAGCTCGTATTGGGTGGTGAATAGGGGGTGGGTGGGGCCGAGGCGCTGGCGCTCGGCCTCGACGTAGCGGGCGTAGGCCGGGTTGTGGGCGGCGACGGCCCGCCAGTCGTACTCGAAGTGGCGTCTGTAGCCGTCGTGGCGCTGGCGCTCAAGGTTGGAGGCGATGGTGGTCTGGAGGAGGGTGTCGTCGCTCCAGGGGGTGCCGTAGAGGACGGTGGTGGCGTTGGTGGTGGCCGCCATGGGGCGGAAGTCCTTGTTGAACTTGTCAGGGGCGATGTCCTGAGCCTCGTCAGCCTCCAGGAGGATGCTGGCGGTGGCGCCTACGACGTTGGTGTCGGGGCTGGCGCTGAGGAACGTCCAGAGGGCCTTGCCGAGGCCGAGCTTGAATCCCTCCACTGCGTGGATGCGCTTGCCGTAGCCGGCGTCGGTGAGGTGCTTTCGCAGGCGTTCGATGCTGGTGAGGAGCTGGGGCCGGAAGGTGGGCGCGCACTTGACGCCGGTCCCGCCGCTGGCGATGTGGAGGGTGAGGAGGACTTTTTCGAGCCAGGCGCTGAGCTCGTTCTTTCCGGCTTGGCGGGACATCATGACGGTGAAGGTGGAGCCACGGGCCGCTCGGACGTCGGCGAGGACGGCGCGGGCGGGCTGGGCCTGGTATGGACGTAGGCGGATCACTTCTCTATGATAGCGGGCGCTGTGTGGGAGTTTCTTTTGGCTGCGGTTGTGCTCGGCGCTGGGCTGGCCCTGGTGGCCGGGGCGGTGGTGCTGGCGGTGCGGTCGGGGTGCGCCCCGGCGCCCTGGCGGCGGCGCCGTTTCTGAGCGGACCCGCTCTGGGCGGGGGAAAATTTGAGCTGGGGGTCAAATTTTTAGCCGCGTCCAAGGCTACGGGCTGGCGGTTCAAGGACTTAGGTCTGCCAGCGCCCGCGCTGGGCGGTGGTCATCCCCCGGAGTTTCCCTTTGCGGTTGGAGCCGCGCTGGTTTCGGGCGGGCGGCGAGCGCTTGCCGTCAGGGTCGTAGCCGTCCAGGGCCTCCAGGAAGCCGCAGTTGAGGCAGGAGCGGTAGCGGCCGGCGTAGTCCTGGCCTTCGTACAGCGGGCCGCGGCAGCGGGGACAGAGGGTCATGGCTCAGGTTCCGGCAGTGGTGGCTGGACGTTCTCGATACGGAGGGTGATGGGGATGCGGCCGGCGGCGATGTCGCGGAGGATGGCTAGGCCGGCGGCGTAGCTGGGGATGGCCAGTGTGATCTGCAGGGGTTTAGGGCCGCCTGTGGCGGGGTCGGTGGTGTGTTTGATAGAGCGGAGCTGGGCGGCGTAGAACTTGGGCTCGCTCATGGTGTCAGCTCCGGGCGGAAGGCCCCGCTGGTGACGAACCAGTAGGCGAAGGCGAAGAGGAGGAGGAGGAGGGCGAGGGAC